CATTATATCGATTTCCTAGTGGTTCATTCATTAAGTTTATAGGGCTTGATAAGTCAGACGTTGGTAAAGGTCTTAGAAGTGATGTAGCTTATTTCAACGAGGTTAATAAATGCGACTTTGAATCTTACAGACAGGTAGCATCAAGAGCAAAAATAGTCTATGCAGATTTTAATCCAGATAAAGAGTTTTTTATCCATACTGATGTAATAGGTCGTGAAGATTGCGACTTCCTTAAGTTAACATTTGAAGATAATGAACTGTTAGATATTAACGAACGTGAAGAAATATTAAGATATAAATCTAAAGGTTACAATAGTGACGGCACAATATTAAATGACTATTGGGCTAACTTATGGCGTGTTTATGGATTAGGTCAAGTTGGTTCATTACAGGGTGTTGTGTTTAATAATTGGAGTAAAATACAGTTATTACCACAAGAATCCAAGCTACTTGGATATGGAATGGATTTTGGTTTCTCAAATGACCCTACTACATTGGTAGCCGTTTATCAATACGATAGTAAATACTTACTTCACGAATTAATCTATCAAAAAGGATTAGTTAATTCAGAGTTGGCTAACTTAATGAAACAACAATCAGTTAATAATAGTTGTGTTATTTACGGAGATTCAGCAGAGCCTAAAACGATTAGAGAATTAAGTAATTACGGATTTAATATTACTGGCGCAGATAAAGGGGCAGATAGTATTATGTTTGGCATTAGTAAGATGCAAGATGTTGAATTTTTAATAACTTCAAATAGTCTTAATTTAATTAGAGAATTTGAAACTTATACTTGGGCTGTCGATAGGAACGGATCAAAGACAAATAAACCTATTGATGCAAACAATCACTTAATAGATGCTGTAAGATACTTTTTCACAACCCAAGGTAAATACGATGGGAAATATTAAATTTAAGTTAGTATGGTTATTTATGTTAATTTTATCATTACTTTCGTGGTATTACACTATAAAACTATTTTTATGAAATTAAGCGAATTACAAATAAAAAAAATAAAGAAAGCTGTAGAGAATCTATCGGAAGAGCAACTTAATGAAATGTCTTTATTTAGAATTGATAGGGATAGAGTTATTTTAGATGTAAACTTTATGTTTAAATTTCAATATGATATAGCACAATTTACAGATGAAGATATTAAACTTATCAACTAACGACTATGCTAATATGGCGCATGAGAACGCCAAAGCATTACGTTCAATCGGTGTTGATTGTAAGGACTATAAATTCTATCGTCACAACTTCAACTATGCCACAGAATCTCATAACGTAACATCTGAGCAGATAATTAAGTTTTGCAAAGATTATGATGTGGTTCAGATATTCCATACTGACAAAGAATTATTAAGACTGTGCAGATTAGGTGGCGCAAAGAAAATAGTTATGTATCATACCGGCACAAGGTATAGACAAGAATCAGAAATGTACGACAAATTATGCGAGGGACTTATTCAGATAACCGACCAGTGCGAATTTGTCAAAGGTAACAATATGCACTACCTTGCCCCTCATGTTGAGTTTAGTCCAATACCAAAGAACAATACTAAGTTAGTTGTAGGTCATTATCCGTCCAATCCAATCAATAAAGGTACGGATAAAGTTAGGGAATTACTTGAACCATACCAATATGATTTTGATATTAGAATAGATAGTAAAATAGTACCGCACCAGTACAATATTAAGCGCATGAGTGAATGTGACATCTATGTTGAAATGTTTTGCCTTGAACAGGATAATAAACCATTCGGTTGTCATGGAGTAACTGCCTTTGATGCTGCTGCACTTGGTTCGATTGTCGTAACAAACAACATTAACGAATCAGCTTACACAGATGTTTATGGAGAATATCCATTTTTAATTGCAAATACTGAAACAAAATTTAAAAGTATTTTTGAATTATTAAAGAAAAAAACTATATCTTTGCCTAGTGTGTTTGAGAATCATAACATTAAGTCAACAGGGAAAAGGATATTACAGTTAATTTCATGAAAGCAATTAAAGAAGATTGGGAGTTAGCCACAGCTAATTTAAGGAGTAGGAGAGCAGTAGAGCAACACGATGACGACAATCGTAAGTTGGAGAATGTTGTTCGTGATTATGCTACTCACTTAAATAAATGTGGTTATGGTAAATCAGTTTTAGATATTGGTTGCGGTAGTCAACATTTAAAAACTTGCTTAAGAGATTATACAGAATATATCGGTATTGATGCGTTCCCGATTAAAGGATATGACACGATTAAAGTAGCAGTTGAGAATGATGAAGTAACACAATATAGTTGTGAGACAGTATGCGCTATGGCTGTACTTGATAACTGTCAGGACTTCGATAAGGCAATGGAGAATATCAAACTTTGTGCTACTAAAAACATAATCGTACTTACAGGAATAGATATTGAAGTTGATGAGTTTCACACTTTTAAACTACAATTAGCTGACTTTGATAAGCATTTTACTGAGGGTTGGACATCAGCACATAGAGAAGAACTACGTCCTAAAGTATGGTTGTTAAGCTGGAGGAGAAATGGTTAGTATTATAATCCCATACAACATTGATAGAGGCGTAGATAAGGCTATTGAATCAGTCCACGCCCAAACATTAAAAGGTAAGATTGAAGTTATACTAAGTCAATCGACTAATAATGTTAGCTATAATCTTAATCGAGGTATTGAAATAGCAAAAGGAGAATACATCAAATACCTTTGTGATGATGATTGGTTAACTCCTAACTCTATTGAATGGAGTTTAAGAGCATTCACCAAAGGTATAGATTTTATTCACGGCAATGCTTTCAATGTGTTCCCTACAAGAACTGAGGGACAAACGCCACGAATTAAACAACCTACATTAGAGCAAATGGTTAAGATGAATGTTATTCACGGTGGAACACTAATGTATAAAGCTGATGTATTTAGTAAGGTAGGATTGTTTGATGAAGATTTAACTTGCGCTGAGGAATATGATTTCAATCTTAGATGCTTGAAGAAAGGTTTAAAGTTAGGTTACATTGATAAGTATCTTTACAACTATCAACGCCATGATTTACAAAAGAGTTTAGGCAAAGGAATCAATCAGGTAGCACGACAAATAAAAATTAAAGCAATACAGGACAAATGGAGATAAAAGCACCTAAAAGTATAAACGATTTACGCATCAAACATTTACCAGCGTTAACAGATGATAGGTTTAGCGACCTTGATTTGATTACTGATGATATGGAAATGTTGGATATTAAATTAAACTTTGTTTCTGTTATGTGTGGTATTAGCTATAACGTTGCTAGAACATTAGATTTAAAAGACTTAAATAAGATTTACATACATTGCTGTAACTTATTCTCAAATGTTAATCTAAAGGCTACTCCACCAAAAGAATTAGTTATAAAAGGCAAGTTATACGAAATGGTTAATCCTAATAGAGTTGCTACAGGTTGGCATGCTGACTTTGGAGCAACAAAGAAAGATGACTACCTTAGACTTGCTTGTTTAATGTACATTCCAAAAGGTAGCAACTATTCAGAACTTGACGAAACAGGAAATCTAAAACACTTCATATCTGATAGAATGGAAGACTTTAAAGAGCATTTCCCATTAGTAACATTTATGCAGTCAAGCTCTTTTTTTTTGCGCAAATTGTACAGATACAAAAGAAACTTGGAAATACAGGAGAGGGTAAGAAAGAGGACACTAAGATTGTTAAATATGTTTGGGAAGAGGCATTCTATGAAGTTGCAGAATTTTACAGAGTAGATTTGCAAGATGTCATTATGTGGAATATTTTTACATTTACCCACAGATGTAAGTTTAGAGAATATAAAATTAATAAAAAGAACGCACAGATTAAAAGGATAAAACGTTGATTGATAAGTACAACATAACTACACAAGGTCTTGCTGATTCAGTAATAGAGAACAAAGGAGATAGTCCAATGGATTTATTATTGCATGACCTTATGTTAGATATTTGTGACCAACTTAGAGCAAACTTAGTCAAGTATAATGCTAACACTAAATCGCTTGGATTATCACAATCAATACAGCCTACTAAAGTTGAACACGTAGGAAGTGAAGTTAATATAGGAATTGAAGCTGAGGACTATTGGAAGTTTATAAACTATGGGGTTAATGGAGAAGAAGTTAATCATGGTGCGCCAAATTGGGGACGACAAAGAAGTAGCGGAGTATCTTTTCATCAAGCTATCTTAAATTGGATTCCAAAACGTGGATTAATTAAACCCGATAAATTTGATACATACGACCAATACGCTTGGGCTATTCAATCAAACATTAAAAAATACGGTAAA